GTTCACTGTGCCGCGCACTGAACTTCTGTTGCAGACGATGGAGACGCTTGCCGGATATGACGTTCCGTTTTCAACCATTGCGCCGGGTTATAGCTACAATCCAGTTAGCCCGGTTCATCTGGCTATGACGCCCACATTGGCGCGCAGGCTAGACCGTGTGCGCCCGCCACGCGTGATGTTCGTTGATGAATGCCACTTCGGAGGCGCGGAACTGGACCGCATTATCCAATGGGCCAAGGACGCGGGCAGCCGGATCGTTGGATTATCTGCCACGCCGATGAAAACCAACGGCAAGGGCATGGGGCAGTGGTATGATCACATGGAGGAAGGCTTGCCAGTGTCCGAGTTGATCAAGCGCGGGCGTTTGTCGCAGTTTCGGTATTTCGGCCCCAGCGCGCCGGATCTGTCTGGAGTGAAGGTCAGGGACGGCGAGTATGTGCAGTCGCAGCTTGAAGCCTTCATGGAACAGGACACGGCAATCATTGGTGACGCGGTGCAGACGTATCGCCAGCGTGCATGGGGAAAGCTGTGCGTGGTGTTTGCCACGTCTCGGAAACACGCGGGGATGATCCGGGATGCGTTCAACGCGGCAGGCATATCGGCGCAGAGCATCGACGGCACAATGGACGCGGCAACACGCAAGCGGATCGTTATGGGGTTTGCGCGGCGGGAATACACGGTGTTGGTGAACGTGGCTTTGCTCACATTCGGCTTTGATCTGGCGCAGGCGGCGGGTATGCCCGTGCGGATCGAGGCGCTGACCGACCTTTGCCCACGCAAGAGCCTGCCGCTACAGATGCAGGTGTGGGGTCGTGCGCTTCGGGCAGGCGATGAGCCAGCCGTGATCATGGATCACGCGAACAACTGGCGCGAACATGGCTTCCCCGATAGCCCGCGCGAATGGTCTTTGGACGGCGCAAAGAAGCGCGGGCCGCGCGACGCTGAGGCTACAGAACCTGTGCGGCAATGCAGTATTGCAGACGGCGGCTGCGGGTTTGTGCATCGCCCTGCCCCCGCCTGCCCGAACTGCGGGCGCGTGTATCCGGTGCAGTCTAGGATGGTTGAGGAACGCGAGGGTGAGCTTGCCGAGATCGACCGGGAAGCGGCAGAACGGGCTAGAAAGGCGGTGCGCATGGAGCAGGGCCGCACTGAAACGCTGGAAGGGTTGCTTGAACTGGCGAAGCGCACGGGACGAAAGCCGCAGTGGGCGCACTTTGTGTGGAAGTCTCGCAAAAACAAAGCGAATGTTTGACCATACATACATGGGCTAGTATGTTTGCTGAAAGGAGATCAGCATGACAAAAGAAGATGAAATTTGTTCTGGAGAAGTTGCAAAACTTCTTTCTTACAACCCTAGAACTGGGAAAATTCTTAGAAAATCGACAGGAAAGCCTGCATTTTTAACCAGACACCGGCAGGGATACCTCATTGGGTATCTATTGGGAAAAACTTGGTATTCCCACCGAATTGCATGGGCTTTGCATTACGGAGAGTGGCCTAAGGGCCAGATAGACCACATAAATTGCGACAAGGCTGATAACAGAATTGAAAATCTGAGGCTGGCGACTGGTAGCCAGAATGTTGGAAACATCGGAAAGAGAGTTACCAATAAGTGCGGATTTAAGGGGGTCCATTTAAATCAGGGGACTGGGAAATGGAGGGCGCAAATAACAATGAACGGGAGGAAGGTTCACTTGGGCCTATATGAGAAAAAAGAAGACGCGTTTGCGGCATATGCCAAAGCATCTCTGGCTATATATGGCCAATACACAAACTTGGATTGATCCGGATGAAGGCGGGAACGGTTCTTTACGCTGGCGACGATAGCCCTGAGAGCGTCACAGAGGCGCGCGAGTATATCCGCACGCACTCACTGACACGCGATGACGTGAAACTAGTCAAGCGGGATGGTCAGGTGTTGGTGATTGCTGAAAGAGAGGTGAGAATATGAAGGAACAGAACGTTCAAGCGGCGTGCCTTGTGGCGCTGTCACAGGCCGGGTGTCTTGTGTGGCGTCAAGACACTGGGGCGTATCGCGCCAAGTCAGGCGCGCTTGTCAGGTATGGCCTGTGCGTTGGCAGCAGCGACATCATCGGCATAGCGCCGGATGGGCTGTTCCTGGCTGTCGAGATCAAGACCGACACGGGCCGCGCGACAGAGGCGCAACACCGCTTTATTGCGGCGGTGCGGCAGGCTGGCGGTCGGGCTGGGATTGCGCGTTGTCCTGCGGATGCGGTTCGGATTGCGACTGAGCCGCTTGGTGCATCAGAACCCGAATAGCCTTGCTGATGTGAGTAAGCCCGAGGTTGGCGGTTGCGCGTTCCATCATGGCGCGTTCGTCATCTGTTACGCGCAACCAGATCCGTTGTTCTCTTGCCATTGTCTGCACATTCCTTCTTGCATGGCGGGCCTTTCCCGCGTATTGTGCTGACATGATACATCATTGCCAAGGGAGAACGCAAGCTATGCCGATCACCTACCACAACGACATCATGCAAGGCACAGAGGAATGGCACGCCTTGCGCTGCGGGGTGCTGACTGCCTCTGAGGTCAAGCACATACTGACGCCAACGCTCAAGATCGCCAACAACGACAAAACCCGGCAACACGTATGGGAGATCGCGGCTCAACGCATCACGCAATACACCGAACCCAGCTACATAGGCGACGACATGCTGCGGGGCTGGGATGATGAGATCAAGGCGCGCGACCTTTACAGCAAGACCCGTGCGCCTGTGCAAGAGGTGGGTTTTATCACGTCAGACGCTTTGGGCTTCGTGATGGGTTACAGCCCTGACGGCTTGGTGGGCGATGATGGCTTGATTGAGTGCAAGTCGCGGCGGCAGAAATATCAGGTGCAGACCATCAGTGAAGGAACCGTTCCTGATGAATACATGCTGCAACTGCAAACCGGCTTGTTGATCACGGGGCGCAAGTGGATTGACTTCATCAGCTACAGCGGCGGATTGCCGATGTTTGTTTGCCGTGTCTTGCCGGATGCGGAAATGCAGGCGGCAATCATTCAGGCGGCGACCGAGTTTGAGGCGCGCGTGGTGCAGGCGGTTCAGTCGTTCCACGATAACGTGGCGGCGCACGGGTATCCGGCCACGGAGCGTGAAGTGGTTCAGGAAATGTTTGTGGGTGAGGCAGAATGACCATTGTTCGTGTGATTGACTTTGAAACGACAGGCACAGAGCCGCCAGAGGCGCAGGTGTGCGAAGTCGGGTATTGCGACGTTGAGATTGAGGCGTGCGTGATCAGACCGCCGCAATCGTGGCTGTGCGGCGTGGATAAGATGCCGCCCGATGTTCGCGCCGTTCATCACATCAGCTTTCTGGACTGCCAGCCAGAGCCTGCATTTGATCCGGCAACACTGGACGATGACAATGTTTTTGCCTTTGCTGCGCACAACTTTGAGTTTGAAGGAAAGTTCTTTCAGACTACCAAGCCAGTGATCTGCACATACAAGGCGGCGCTTCGGGTATGGCCAGATGCACCGACGCACAGCAACGGCGGGCTGCGGTATTGGCTAGAAGATCAGGGCCTTATCCTGCCAGAGCATCACATGACACAGCCTGCGCACCGCGCCGGACCTGACGCCTATGTGACTGCATGGCTTCTGTTGGCGCTGTTGCGCGAAGGTGCTACTGGCAAGCAGATGGTCGCATGGACAAAGGAACCAAAGCTGTTGCCGCGCTGCACGATTGGAAAGTTTCGCGGCAAGCCTTGGTCAGAGGTAGAGGCGGGCTTTCTTGGATGGATGCTGCGGCAACCTGACATGGATGAAGATTTGAAATGGAACGCTTCCCGCGAGATCAAGCGCCGCAGCAATGGGAGTGTGTGATGATGGACATGAGCCAAGTGATCCAGCCGAAGTCAGACCAGATCAACGCCGACGATTTGATTGCCGGGCCAATGACAGTCACGATTGACGCGGTGAGCGTGAACCCTGGCACGGAACAGCCCGTTTCAATCAGGCTGAAAGGCATGAGCAAGGTGTATCGCCCATGCAAGTCAATGGCGCGCGTGATGGTTCAGGCTTGGGGCGCGGATGCGTCGAAGTATGTCGGGCGCAGCTTGACGCTGTATCGTGACCCCAAGGTCAAGTGGGGCGGACTTGAGGTTGGCGGGATCAGGATCAGTCACATGACTGGGCTTGATGCGCCGATCACGATGATGCTGACGCAAACGCAGAAGCAGCGCGCGCCGTTCAAGGTGCAGCCACTACAAGCGCAGCAACAGGCCGCACCGCTTGCCGAGCCTGAGAACGCTCTGGCACTGTGCGAAGCGGCTGCACGTCGCGGCACAGAGGCTTTCCGCGCGTGGTGGGGCAGTGATGAAGGCAAGGCGTGCCGAGCGACAGCACAGGCGAACATAGATCGCCTCAAGGCGTTGGCGGCAGAGGCTGACGGTCCTGTTGACGAAGATGGGCCGCCGATGTAACCTGCCCTCACTCACCTTACCGCCTGACCTTGACCGCGCCCTAACCCGGCGCGGTTTTTTTGT